AGGGCAACTCCAAGTTGCCCTAGCATATTAGCACTCACAGGTTCTCTTCTTGCTCAGTCAGGATGACACAATCGCTCGTGGGATACGCCACACAAGTGAGCACCCAACCTTCAGCGATTTGTTCGTCATCAAGGAACGATTGCTCCTCGTTATCTACGGTGCCAGAGATGAGTTTTCCCGCACAAGCTGAACAAGCCCCTGCTTTACACGAAGAAGGGAGATCAACACCTGCTTCTTCTGCTGCGTCAAGAATGTACTGGTCGTCTGGACATTCAATGGTGGTTTCAGTGCCATCGGGGGATTGAAGAGTGACGTTATATGTAGTCATTAGTAAGTTTCGCAAATTTTTTCTACGGATGCCGCCAGGAGAACGAACCAGGCGACGCTTACCATTGTAAAGCAAAGAGCAATCATAGTCAAGTCCTCTGTCAGAAAATGCCAAAAAACAGCTTGCCAGTAGCAAGGTATGATACAGCACCAGCGACAATACCCATCATTGCCCAGCGACCATTATACATCTCGGTCATCTGCATGGGGGTGAGAAGTCCCTTACGGTTGTATTCTTGATACACCATCTGAGGCTCCTTCGCCCACATATTATTCTGACCAAGTTCGTTGGAGGTAATCATTGTTTTGTAACAAATTGTTTCACAAGTATATAGGAAATGTAAAGATCTGTCAAGTGTTTTGTCAGGATAAATAAATATGGATTCAATCTGGATGGTTATGAAAAAATTTCTCCCATTCATTATGCTTTTGATGGCAGCGCCAGCACACGCTGATCTTACTCATAAAATTTCAACATCAGTTCAACTCACTGTTGATGCTGCTGCCTCTCAGGCAACTCGAATTGGTAGCTCATACTCAGTAAGTGGTTCTAATGTCTCTGCTACTCTAGGTGGTCTTACAGCACCTTCAGGAACTGCTGCTGCCACTATGAATGCTGGCACATATACTCAGACAACTGCTGGTAGTGCTTTCAACTTTTCTGAAAGTTTCACAGCGGGAGATTCAATCCCATCTGGAACAACCGTCAGTAGTGGTGTCGTTCCCTCCCTACCTGCATTTGGAACTGTCACAACAACTGCTGGAGGCGTGGCTGGTTCTCTCGCTGGTACTATCGATTCTGCTGGGGTTATGTCACTAACTGCTGGTGGTGCTGGCACTTCAGCAACAGGTCAATTTGTATCTGAGATTACTATCAAATAAGTTAGGTAAATAGTCATGAAGAAATTATTTCTCGTGGCATTTCTACTGGGATCTCCTGCTATGGCGGTCCCAGTAGTCCCTAACTTCACACAGGGATCAATGACCAGCCACACAGAGACAAGACAAAAAATTGTAGAAACCATCAACTCGATGGACTATAACACAGGGTATCAATACTCTGTAACTGGAAGTGGAATTACAGCATCGGGCAACTTACAACCAGGCACGGGTGCTAATACTGTAACTATAGAAGGGGTGACTTCGACATGGACTGGAATAACAAACAGACCGAACTTTACACAGACGACTCCAGGAGGAGCGTTTCAATACACAGAGACTTACAAAGGTCCAGGTCTCAGCAATCAAACAATCATTCAAAGGACCACAGAAGTAGAAAGTATCACAGATACAACAAGTATCTTTACTCAGTAATTGCTTTACTCTTTGCTGCTCCCGTAAATGCCGAAACAGTTGGTGGTGTTAGTGCTACTGCTGCTCCTGTCGCTAACAGTAGCGGGAGCGTTACCAATCAGGCTATCCAAGTCCTCCAGGGTCCGTATATTACGAACACATACGGCGGAGGGATCCAGTGTCAGGGTCCTACGCTAAACTTTACACCATATGTAACTGGTAGTGCTTCAGCACAGAGACCATACGAACCATATTATAATGATCCTGTCTATGATATGAGAGATTTGGATGAAGATGGTTCATTAGATAATCCAGGTGGTATCTTGTATCAGGTGCCAACTAGAACTGGACAAAAAGATAATTATAACTTAGGAATTGGTTTCTCTGCTACATGGTCTCGTCCTCTTGATAATAAGTTACAAGAACAATGTAAAGAAGCAGCTGCTGCTAACATCGATCTGATGAAGCAAACAACTGCTAATAAGAGATTAGATTTTGAGATTGCTAGACTAAAGAACTGTGGTGAATTGATGAAACAAGGTATCTACTTCCACCCCAAGTCTCCTTATTATAAAGTCTGTGCTGATGTGGTTGTAACGAATCCAGGTGGAGTAATTCCTCCACACGTTCATTCTATCCCTTCGGTTTCAAGGCAGACTTCAACGCTCGAATCGCCTGTGTCCTCTCGCGCTGAAGATCTTGGCGCTCCGCTACAGACAGGATTGGATCAACCTTCCCCCTGATAGCAGCAATTTTTTTCATAACTTTCTTGACCGTTGGTTTGATAACCTTTAGTAGGATATCTGCCAGCGGTTTTGCCATAAGTGCTGATGCAGTAGCAACAACAGCAATCGTAGCAGTTGTGGTTACTACACCAGGAGCAGGAAGACCAGCAACAATCTGTTGAGGAATGGGCACAGGTTCTGTGATCTGGACACACTCATTACCAATCAACTGGTATTCAGTGACCTTCTTTCTAAACCCTTCAATGTATGTGCCTACAGGTTCTTTTGCTGCTTGTGCTGGTGTAGGACACTGTATGTTAGCAGTAGCAGCGGGAGTTTTAGGTATCGGTAGATCAGGTGCTTCGGGAGGTTTAGGTTGCCTTGTATCTACATTTGGACGCTGTGTTGGCAGCATCTGATTAGGTTCAAAGTTAGGTGGATTGAATGACGGAACTTGACCGTCACAAAACACCATGTTACCTCTAGGATCTACCTCCCTAAGGTCATCAGTCTCTCGTGTTTCAACACACCCAGGCATATCCACCACAGGAAATCCTATATTCACAGTAACTGGAACTGGGTATCCTGTGAATACTTGTGGGATATTGGAGTCAAAAATATTTACATCAGGAATAGGTTTTCCTGTGATACGAATTTCTTTTATTTCCATCAACAATCATTGAATACTTTACCAACTTCAGATCCAACACTTGAACCAACACGCTGCCCTAGGAGGAGCGCCCAACCACCTGCCAACCAACCCACGTAGGGGATGCTAGCAAGGGCAGGAACAGCGACGCCAGCAGCAAGGGCACTACCTGCCATCGCACCTTGACTCCGTGCTCCAGCGTCCGCCACGATGCACTCTACGTCTTTCGCAGACTTTCCCTCGGTCAATTCACCCCCTTGAAGATTTCTATATCCTTCTTGAGTGTATTGATCTCTACGATACTCGCTTCTTCTTTCAGAACCACCACCAAACAATCCTTTCTTATTCTTATCAACATCTAATGATCTTTCTGACTCAAGAATCTTAGGATCGTTGGCACGAAATTCAATCTCATATCCATCCTTACCAGCTTTGATTCTGTAAGATGAATAAGGACCATGGGGAATGTTGATTGTAGGTGGTTGTGCTACATTCTCTTTCTGATTATTTACAACATACCCCAGTAGTCCAATGTGAGAAACACCAACGATAGCACCTAATGTTAGTCCAATTATTTTTATTGGTGATGGTTTTGCCGCTGGTGTTTTGTTTGTCATTTTCCGAATGGGAGAGCAGGACCTGTGGTTGTAGGCATGGCAGGACCAGTAACTTCTGGCATCTTAGGCATAGCACCGTCGATCATACCAGGAAGTGCTTCGGTAACTGCCTCAGTAACTGCCTTGGTTACTTTAGTTCTAGCATCTTCGATAAGTGTATCTTTATTCAGATACAAGTAAGCACCCCCACCAAGGACTGATAGGGAAACCAGACCTGATAGGAGTGCTATTAGATTAATCAGTTTTTGCATCTTTCTTAGGTTCAATAGCGGAAACAACCTCTGGTTCTTTCTTTGCTACTGATTTGGCAGGAGCAGCACCGCCACTCTTAGCGGGCGACAATCCAAAGGCAGCTAATGATCCAGAGAAGACTGAAGCGATAAAGGTAGGGTCAAAGTCAAGAATCTTTTGACCGTTTGGAAGTCTAACGTAACTAAAGGTTAGGAGAGAAGCTGACCAAATAAGCACAACAACTTTCACCAGATTACCAAGAACTTCACCTTTATCTTCATGATGGTCTTCTTTCTCTTCTACCTTTGCTTTGGATTTATTTCCTAGCATAGGTATAGAGTAAGGCTCTTCTATTTATCACTCAGCAGGTGCTTCTTCTTGAGATACTAATGCTTGATATGCCGCAACAACTTCATCAGTCCATGTAGCAGCAGCGATAGCAGCAACTCTTGGATCTTCGTTGCTTACATCAGAACCAGGAACGACAACATGACGATGAAAAGAAGCAGCAACTTCTACACCATCTTTGAGGATTTGATCTTTTCTTCTTACTTGAATATGTCCATCAAGTAGAACTTCAATCTTATCTACTACTGATTTTTCTTCCAATGCCATTAGGGTTATTCTCCGAACAAGACAGGTTTAGGCAGAGGTATTTATTCAGTATGACAATGACTAAATTATATAATAGGTAAAACTGCCTCTCACTACACAAGAAGCATTAGGCCATTCGCTACTTCTCATAGGTCCAGGAGAAGCACTATCTTGATTTCCATAAACTGGCATGGTATTACCTTGAGATAAATTTAAATATGGATGATATGGAATGTTTGACCCGCCACTTTGTAAAATCATCATTATACCTGATCCTATATTTCCCGAATTTGTATTGGAAAAAGGTAGACCTGCAATAAATCCATAATTACCAATAGTTCCACCAAGATTAGTTGGATGACCACTATAATTAATTTGCCATTGAAGATGGACCATACTTCCGATTTTAATATATGTTCCTATTTGATCTGTAATTGTATCCCAAGCAGTTCCAGCTCCATCTACTCTAATAGTTGGAGTCCAAGTTCCTTCTTCATAATCATCCAACACCTCAGAAGACATGCCAGCGGCGTTGCCATTAGCAGAGAAGTCAATACCTTTGCCAGCACCCATTTTGATATTATCTGTAGTTGCCAAATTCTCTTGAACGAATGCATTTCCAGTATTCGCACTGGCAGGATTTGATCCTTGCATTCTAAGTCTGAGATCATCTCCCACCCACATTCTCATATTGCCGAGATTTTCATGTTGCCAATATAATCCACTTCTTCCATCATTAGCACCACAAGAATAATACCTTACAATTAGTGATGCTTGGTTTCCATCAGTATTACCAACAAATTGTGCTATTGAATGGTTATCACTGCTACTTTGACTGTTTACAGTAAGAGTAGTATTTGTGCCACCGTTAATAGTAGTGTTTCCGTTAGGAGCAATAGAAAGTTTCCTACCACTAATTCCAGATGCTAAACTAGTAGTAGAAATATTGAAAGCATCTGTAGTATCTAGATATCCTTGTCCCAAACTCCACTGAATATTTCCAGCTCTTGCCATATCAATAAGAACTGGTCTGCTCTCACCATCAGTAGGAGAGTTGATTAGAATTTGTCCCGAGTTGCTAGTGTTTGTCTGGTTGAACTCAGCAATATATCCAGAAGCATCAGCAGAGTTTACCTTGAGTGTGCCAGGAGCAGTATAAACCAAGTCATTATTGGCATCCAACTCAAGACTATTACTACCCTCAACCAATCTATCGGCAGGCGTAACACCTAATCCAATCCACTTATCACCATCCCATTTGTATGTGATAGACCCAGCAGTG